GAAACAAAACGTCAAAAGTATCTTAAAAAGGTACAGTCAAATGACCTCCTCAACATATACAAATAAATGGCAACAACCTTCGTAGAATATACTGGGGATGGTAATGCGACGAAGCAATTTACCTTTCCCTCTATACAACAAACTGACATAAAGGTAACAGTAGATGGTACAGCTAAAACAGAAAGTACACACTACAACATTACTGGCTACACTACAACAGGTGGCGGTAACGTAGTCTTTACGTCAGGTAATATTCCCACCAGTCCCGCCCTCATTCGTATTTTTCGTGACACTGATGTAGATAGTGCTAAGGCTACATTTACACCGGGGTCATCAGTCAAGGCAGCTGACTTAAATAATAATATTACACAGCTCTTATACGCTGCACAAGAAGAGCAAAACCAACCAGCACAAACTGCTACTATTCGTGACGATGCTGTAACCACAGCTAAAATACGTGACGATGCTGTTACAATGGACAAGCTAAACAGTGGTGCTCTACCTACTGACATTACAGTAGCAAGTGCAAACATTGTAGATGGTACTATAGTAAATGCTGATGTCAATGCGTCAGCTGCCATAGCTGGTACTAAAATAAGTCCTGACTTTGGATCACAAGTTATAGCTACAACTGGTAATATAACTGTAGGTGGTACAGTAGATGGTAGAGATGTAGCTGCTGACGGTACAAAACTTGATACCATAGAAACTGGTGCAACAGCCGATCAGACTAATGCAGAGATTAAGACTGCATACGAGGCCAACGCTGACACCAATGCTTTTCAAGATGCTGAAAAAACAAAGCTAGCTGGTATCGAAACAGGAGCAACAGCAGATCAAACAGCAGCAGAAATAAGATCACTTGTAAACTCAGCATCTGACAGTAACGTATTTACTGACGCAGATCATACTAAACTAGACGGTATAGAATCTGGAGCTACAGCAGATCAAACTAATGCTGAGATAAGAGCTGCCGTAGAAGCTGCTACTGACAGTAACGTTTTTACAGATGCAGACCATAGCAAGCTAAACGGTATAGAAGCTGGTGCTACTGCTGACCAGACTAATGCAGAAATAAAAACAGCGTATGAAGCAAATGCTGATACAAACGAGTTCAGTGATGCAGAGCAGAGCAAGCTAGCTGGTATAGAAACAGCAGCTACAGCAGATCAGACTGCTAGTGAGATAAAAACACTACTACAATCTGACAAGCTTACATTATCTGAGATGAATACCACATCTTTAGATAGTAGATACTACACAGAAACAGAAGCTGAAGCTAAGTTCCTTAGACAGGACTCTAGTGAAACTATTGCTAGTGGTACTGCTTGGTCTAACTCAGACGCATTTGTTGCTACTACAGCTGCTATCAATGCACGTATCATTGACCTTATTGACGAGGTTGGTGGTTTTACAGCTATTGCTAATGAGACTAGCTTTCCTACAACAAACCCACAGGGAGCTACAGGTCAGTCAGCTATACTAAGTATTCAAGCTGCAAGCACAACATTGACCCCTAGTGGTACTACTCTAACTATAGCCAATGGTGCAGGGACAGGCAATACTGTAACAATTACAGGTGTGTCTGCTGCTATACCACAAAACTTTGGTTTCTTGGTAGAGTCAACATCTACATTACATACATATAGTTTTCATAGATTAGTACCTATAGCAACTCAAGTTAATACTGTAGCTACTAATATAACTAATATTGCAGCAGCTGGTGCTAACGTAGCGGACATAAATAACTTTGCTGACATATATCAGATAGCAAGTAGTGCTCCTACACAGAGAGCTGATGGCACATCACTACAGATAGGCGACCTATGGTTTGATAACAGTAACGATAACTTAACTGTATGGAATGGTACTTCATTTGCGACTATCACTCCTTCTCAGTCAGTTCTTGATGATGTAGCTATCGTATCTGGTGCTATAACATATCAAGAAGATTTAGGTCTAATTACAGCGGCAACAACTACAGGCAGCTCTAATGGCTCTCTTGATATAGTTGCAGACTTAATAGAAGACGAGATTACTTTTACTGTTACAGCCGCTACTGGTAAATTTATTATTGATGGAGTAGATAAGCCTGCACTAACACTGCACAAAGGCTGGACATATACATTTGACGTAAGTGACGCATCGAACGCAAACCATCCACTACGCTTCAAAAGCGGCGGTAGTGCTTATACTACTGGTGTTACTGTTACTGGCACTCAAGGACAAGCTGGTGCAAAAGTCCAACTTGTAGTACCTGAGTCACAGCCAACAACTTTTATATACTACTGCACAAACCACAGTGGTATGGGTAACTCTATAACTGTTGTAGAAGACCCAATCAAACTCGTAGCTGACAACATTACAAGTGTCAATACTACAGCTACAAGTATTACCAACGTAAACACTACAGCTGGTTCTATCAGCAATGTTAATACAGTTGGTGCATCTATATCTGATGTAAACAGATATGCTCAAGAGTATCAGATTTCTGCCAATGCACCTAGTTCTCCTAGTGCTGGTGATTTATGGTTTGATACATCTAACAACACACTTAAAAACTACAACGGTTCGTCATGGTTAGGTATCACATCTAGCTCTGGTATACAAAACGTAGGAGACGATTCGACACCAGAACTTGGTGGCAACCTTGACTGTAATAATAGAAACCTAACCGAGGTTGGTACAGTCAGCGGAGATAACTTACAAATTGACTTCGGAACTCTATAATGGCAAAACAATTAAAATTAAGAAGAGGAACAACCTCACAGCACAATAGCTTTACTGGAGCCGAAGGTGAAGTTACTGTGGATACAGACAAGGAAACGCTTGTCGTACATGATGGATCGACAGCTGGTGGTCATCCTGTAGCTGCTGAAGATATGGCTAACGTATCTTCCGCATCTATTGCTGGAAGACTTGCTAATGACTCTATCGCAACATCTAAGATTGCAGCTGGAGCATTGCCTTCAGATGTAACAGTTGCTAATGCAAACGTTGTTTCAAACGCTGCAATAGCTGGAACAAAGATAGATCCTGACTTTGGATCTTTACAAATATCAACTACTGGAACTATAGGTTCTGGTGATATTACACTAACAAATACTCAACCTAAAGTTGTTTTCAACGATACGAATAATAACTCCGATTTTCAGATTGAAAACTTAAATGGTGTATTTAAGATTAGAGATAATACAAACTCAGCAGATAGACTTACTATAGATAGTAGTGGTGATACTATATGTACTGGCAACCTTAATGCTAGTGCTGGTCTTGACGTAACAGGAAACATCACAGTATCAGGAACAGTTGACGGTAGAGATATAGCATCCTTAGCTAATAAAATTGATGGTATTGAAAGCAATGCTACTGCTGACCAAACTGCTGCTGAAATAAGAACACTCGTAGAGTCAGCATCGGATAGTAACGTATTTACTGATGCCGACCATACTAAGCTTAACGGTATAGAAAGTGGTGCAACAGGAGATCAAAGTAATGCAGAAATTAGAGCAGCCGTAGCAGCCGCTTCAGATAGTAATGTATTTACAGATGCTGACCATGCAAAACTAGATGCACTAACAACTTCAAACGGTGTTATAGTTAACGGTGTAACTGCAACAACACAGTCTCAAGGGGATGGCAGTACAAAAATTGCTACTACTGCATACACAGATACAGCTGTGTCAAACTTAGTAGACTCATCTCCCGCTGCTCTTAACACTCTTAACGAGTTAGCAGCAGCTATAAATGATGATGCAAACTTTTCTACAACTATAACAAACAGTATTGCTACCAAAATGCCTTTGGCTGGTGGTGAGTTTACAGGTAACGTAACTTGCGAAAACATCACACCTGACGGAGACAGCAGCAGAAACTTAGGTACAAACTCTGTAAGATTTGCAAACGTATATGCTGACAACTTCGTTGGTGGCGGTGGTAACTTAACAGGTGTAGAGTCTTTCGTATCTGGTATGATTATATTATGGTCTGGTGCTGTAAACGCTATACCATCTGGATTTGTACTATGTAATGGTTCAAACAGTACACCTGATTTAAGAGATAGATTTGTTGTTGGTGCTGGTAACTCTTACTCTGTAGGAGCTACAGGTGGTGCTACAACTGCTACAGATACTGTTAGTATATCTGGTTCCGATACAGTTAGTATATCTGCATCTGGTACAGCTTCTATAACTATATCTGGTACTACAGGAAATGACAACGAGATTACTCAGTTTACCAGTCGTCAACCCGGTAACTCTGTACACCTTGATACAAGAACCGTACCAAACTATCAGTACTTCTATGGTAACAGTTCTCATACTCACCCTTTCTCTGGGTCTGGTTCTGATACTGTAAGTGTATCTGGTACTGACACAGTTAGTATATCTGGCTCTGATACAGTAAGTGTATCTACACTATCTCCATACTATGCACTTTGCTATATAATGAAGACCTAGTGGACTTACCCACCATAGTATTGCCAGATGCAGTACGAGTAAAAACCCCTTCATTACCTCTCCCTACAGCAGATGTTCCCTCATATCAACCTTTGGTCGTACCTCCGCAAGATTTAC